AAGTTTTCTACCTGCTTCTCTTCAAATAATTAAAGGTATTGGAGAAGCTCTTACAAAAGGTTCTAAAGAATATAATTTAGCTAGAAGAAAAAAACATATTACAAAATACAATACAAGCGTTCCACCTTCTGAAAGAATAGATATGACAGATGAAATGATCTCTTCTAATGAAGGTTTAAATACTTTAAGAGAAAAAACTAATTATAAAACAAATCAAGACATAATAAATCAAGGTAGTAATGGTGGTAATGGTGATAATAGACCTCCTGTTAAAAAAGTTGTAGGTGGTCAAACAATTTTAGCACAAGCTCCAACAGAAGCTGAAGTATCACAATCAGATGCTACTAATGCTGCCGAGACAAAATTAACTAAGAGAAGAGTAAAAGCAAGAGGAAGAAAAATGAATATATATGCTCAATCAAAAGATAAACTTATATTAGGTAAGAAAAGTTTATTAGGAATGGTTTAATGGCAAAAACAGATTTAACAAAAAAATTATTATCAAGATTTGATAGATTAAAAAGTCAAAGACAAAACTGGGAAACACATTGGCAGGAAGTTGCTGATTACATGATGCCAAGAAAAGCAGATGTAACTAAACAAAGAGCTAGAGGTGATAAACGAACAGAAATGATTTTTGATTCTTCTCCCTTACAAGCAGTAGAATTATTAGCGGCATCCCTACATGGAATGTTAACTAATCCTTCTACTCCTTGGTTTACTTTAAAATTTAAAAATGAAGATATAAATACAAATGAAGAAGCAAAACTTTGGTTAGAAGGTGCGACTGAATCTATGTACACAGCATTTAATAGTTCTAACTTTCAACAAGAAATTTTTGAATTATATCACGATTTAATTACTTTTGGAACTTCCTGTATGTATATACAAGAAGATGATAAAGATGTATTAAAATTTTCTACAAGACACGTTAAAGAAATTTATATTGCTGAAGATGATAAAGGTAGAATAGATACTGTTTATAGAAAATTTAATTTATCAGCTAGAGCTGTAGTTCAAGCATTTTCTTTTGACAATAAAATATCATCAGATGTTTTAACACTTTCACAAAAAGATCCTTATCAAGATGTAGAATTACTGCACGCAGTTTATCCAAGAGCAGATTTTAATCCTAATTTAAAAGATAAAGAAAATATGCCATTTGAATCTGTTTATATTGAAATGAAAACTGGCAATGAATTATCTGTGTCTGGGTTTCAAGAATTTCCTTTTGTAGTCCCAAGATATTTAAAAGCATCACATGAAATTTATGGTAGATCACCTGCAATGACAGCTTTACCGGATGTTAAAATGCTAAATGAAATGTCAAAAACTACAATTAAAGCTGCGCAGAAACAAGTAGACCCACCTCTATTAGTTCCTGATGATGGTTTTCTTTTACCAGTTAGAACTGTACCAGGTGGATTAAATTTTTATAGATCAGGAACAAGAGATAGAATTGAACCTTTAAACATTGGAGCAAATAATCCATTAGGTTTAAATATGGAACAACAAAGAAGAGACTCCATTAGAGAAGTATTTTATGTAAACCAATTACAATTACAACAAGGTCCGCAAATGACAGCAACAGAAGTAATCCAAAGAAATGAAGAAAAGATGAGATTACTAGGACCAGTATTAGGTAGACTGCAATCAGAATTATTAAAGCCGCTTATTGATAGAACTTTTAATATTTTATTAAGAAGAGAACAATTTATTTCTGTTCCTGAATTTTTATCAAATCAAGATATAGAAATAGAATATGTTTCACCTCTTGCTAAAGCACAAAAATCTTCAGAACTTTCGTCAATAACTAGAGCAATAGAAATATTAGGTAGTCTTGCAAATGTTGCTCCTGTATTTGATTATATTAATTTTGATGCGTTAGTTAAACACGTTGCAAATATTGTAGGTGTTCCGCAAAAAATATTAAAACCACAAACACAAGTTAATGCTGAAAGAGAAGAACAAGCAGCACAAGCTCAACAACAACAACAAATGGCTCAGATGCAACAAGTTGCACAAGCAGGAGGAGATATAGCACCGCTAGCGAAAGCATTGCCGGAAGAGGCAAAAGCAATAGCAGAAGCTGGATAATATGGATTCAAAACAACTAGAAAAACATATACAAAATTTAAAAAACAATTATAAAATTATGTTTAATTCAGGCGAGGGTAAAGTAATTTTATCTGATCTTGAGAAAAGATGTCATTATCATTCTACCACTAATGTAAAAGGTGATAGTCATGAGAGTGCATATATGGAAGGACAACGCAGCGTTCTTCTATTTATTAAATCAATGCTGCAAAATGAAAATGAAAAAGGTAAATAAAAATGTCAAGCGAACAGATAACACAGGAAACTGTGCCTGTAGAAAAAACGACTACAGCACAGACAGAAGAAAAACCGGTAGCAACTCCTACAGCAGTTAGAGGAGCAGATACACCCGCACCACAACAATCATCTTGGAAAGATTCTATTAGTGAAGTCTATAGAAATGATCCTAACATTGAAAAATTTACTGAAGCAGATGCTTTAGCTAAATCTTATATCAATGCAGTTAAAATGATTGGTCAGGATAAAATAGCAATACCAACAAACAATTCAACTCAAGAAGCATGGGATGAAGCGTATAATAAATTGGGTAGACCAGAGTCTGCTACAAAATATGATTTAAAACTTAATTCAGAAATTGTAGCAATGGATGAAAATCAAATTCAATCTTTTGCTGAGCAATCTCATAAATTAGGTTTAAATAATAAACAGGCTCAAGGAATATTAGAGTTTTATAAAAATAATATGGAAAACTCTGCACAACAATCAAAAATAGATATTGAAACCTCTCATGCTCAAGCAGAACAACATTTAAGACAAGAATGGGGTAGAGATTATGATGCTAAAGTAAAACAAGCCGCTGCAGTAGCCAAAGCTAATATGCCAGGAGTTTTAGATTTAGTATTACAAGATGGGACTAGAGTTGGCGATAATTCAGAAATTATAAAAGGATTTTCAAAGATAGCCTCTATGTTTTCTGAAGATAAAATGGTTACAACTGAAAGTGAAAATGTTGATAGTGTTAAAAATATTGAGCAGGAAATTTCACAAATGATGAATGATAAATCTCATCCATATCATATTAAAGGACATCCTGAACACGATAAATCTATACAGCAAATGCTTACATTAAGAGAAATGCTGAATAGTAATACTAAATAATAATTTTAATCCCTTGTATTATTATTAAAAATATTATAAGGGATTAATTATAAGAAAATTCGCAAGAACCTTATTGACAAGCAGCAAAAAGCTCTAGTCTAAAAGACTTAAAATCCAAGAGATGCCTATCAATATTGATGGAGAACTTTTCTGATTTAATCAATAATAATAATATGGAGAGACAATTATGTCATCACAAGTAACAACAGCTTTTGTACAGCAGTATTCTGCTAACGTACAAATGTTGTCCCAACAAATGGGATCGTTGTTAAGAGACAAAGTCAGAGTAGAAAGTATTACAGGAAAAAATGCTTTCTTAGATCAAGTTGGCGCAGTAACTGCAGTTGAAAAAACTAGCAGACATTCGGACACTCCACAGATAGACACACCTCATGCGAGGCGTAGAATATCTCTGTCGGATTACGAATTTGCTGATCTAATTGATCAAAATGACAAAGTTAGACTCTTAATAGATCCGACTTCATCTTATGCTCAAGCTGCTGCTATGGCAATGGGAAGAGCAATAGATGATGTGATCATAACTGCTGCACTAGGTACTGCATATACTGGTGAGACAGGAGCAACTAGCACATCCAACGCTAATACAATAGCACATGGATCTGGTGGTTTAACTATTGCTAAATTAAGAACTGCAAAACAGACTCTTGATTTAAGCGATGTAGATCCTTCTATACCAAGACATATCATAGTATCTCCGAAGCAGATAAGTGATCTTTTAAACATAACTGAGGTAACGAGTTCAGATTTTAACACAGTCAAAGCATTGGCTAATGGTGAAATCAATACATACCTTGGTTTTAACTTCATTGTATCCAACAGACTTTCATTATCTGGCACAACTAGATCATGTATAGCCTTCGCACAAGATGGATTAGCTTTAGGTATTGGCAAAGATGTCAATGCTAGAATAGACGAAAGAGCTGACAAATCTTATGCCACTCAAGTGTACTACTGCATGAGCATCGGTGCTACTAGAATGGAAGAAGACAAAGTTGTTGAAGTACAATGTACCGAATCGTAATAGGAGGAATATATGGGAACTAAAAACTCAGACTTAGTTGCAAATTTTGAAGCAACTCCTCAAGTAAAAAGTAGCGCTGGACTTCTACATGGATCAGTTCGTGTAGCACAAGGAACTATTGCACTTGCGGCAGGAGATAGCAATGACGATGATGTTGTTATGTTAGCACCGATTCCAAGTAATGCGTATATCCCCCAAATTTGGGTAGGATCAGACACATTCGGTGGATCGTGTACATTCAATGTCGGAATACATCAAACTTCTGGAACAGTAGTAGACGAAGATTACTTTGCAAGTGCGGTGGCTGATGCTGCTGCAATGGCAGATGTAAGATTTGAAGCTGCTAACATTAACACAGCGAGTTCAAAGCTGTGGGAAATGGCTGGAGCAAGCACAGATCCTGGAGGTTACTACTACATATCAGCTACAATGGCTGCTGAAGGTGGTACTGCAGGCGACTTGACTTTCAACATTCAATATGTTGTAGACTAGAAAATAGAATTAGACAGGCGAGCAGAGGGAGACTGAACCTCGCCTGTTTAGCATGAAACAGATTAAAGATTTAAAACCTGTACTACATTTTAAAAAAGATAATTATGTGTACAGATATGTTCTTGTAGATCGGTTTCAGTATGGTCCTAAATATCATTATGGATTTGATGATAAAATGGAGAGGACTGAAGAAGAAATTTTTGCTTTATTAAAAGATAGACAAATAAGGCGTAAGTATATTATAAGGAAGTAATATGGCATCAGTAGTAGATATTTGTAATGGAGCATTAAACCAACTGGGTGCATCAACGATCTTATCCTTAACAGAAGATTCAAAAAACGCTAGACTTTGCAATTCAAGATATACTCAAGTTAGAGATGCTTTATTTAGAACTCATCCTTGGAATTGTTTGCAAACAAGATTAGAATTAGCCGCATCATCTGACTCTCCAGCATGGGGTTTCACCTATGCTTACACCTTGCCAGCAAATTGTTTAAGATTACTTAGAGTATTAGATTACGATTCAAATTATAAAGTAGAAGGTAGAAAAATATTAAGTGATGCTTCTACTATGAAAATATTATATATTGCAAGAATTACTGACCCCAATGAATATGATGAATTATTAAGAGAAACATTATCTGCAGCCTTAGGTGCTGACATTGCTTATGCAGTAACATCTAACAACACAACATCACAAAATATGATTGTATCATATCAAGAAAAATTAAGAGATGCTAGATTTGTAGATTCAACCGAAGGTCAAAATGTAGAACATGATTTAGGTATGGCAGATGTTATAGATGCAGGTACATTTATAAATTCAAGGTTTTAATAAATGGCTAGGGTTGCTGCACAACTTACAAATTTTACCGCAGGTGAATTATCACCTAGATTAGATGGAAGAACAGACCTAACAAAATATGCCGCAGGATGTTCAAATTTAGAAAATTTAGTTATTTATCCTCATGGAGCTGCGGCTCGTAGACCAGGCACAACTCATGTAGCTCAAGTTGCTGATAGTTCAAAAAAAACAAGATTAATACCTTTTGAATTTTCAACAACACAAACTTACATTCTTGAATTTTCAAATTTAAAAATAAGATTTTTTAAAGACAATGGTGCAATATTAGAAGGTGATAAAACTATTACAGGAATTACTCAAGCTAATCCCGCAGTAGTTACATCTAGCTCACACGGTTATTCTAATGGTGATGAAATAAGAATTACCTCAGTTGTAGGAATGACGGAAGTAAATAATAAAAGATTTTTAGTTGCAGGTGTAACTACCAATACTTTTCAATTAACAGATAAAGATGGAGATAATATAAACAGCTCAGGATATACAGCCTATAGTTCAGCAGGAACTGCTAATAGAGTTTATACAATTACCTCTCCTTATTTAGAAGCAGAATTATTTGATATAAAATTTGCTCAATCTGCTGATGTTATGTATATTACTCATCCTTCACATGAAGTAGAAAAATTATCTCGTACTGGTCATACTTCTTGGACATTAGCCGATGTTGATTTTACCAATGGACCATTTATAGATGTTAATACAACAGCAACAACTTTAACACCAGCTTCCGCAGGCGTTGGAACTGGAGTTAATATTACAGCTTCTTCTACAACTGGAATTAATGATGATCAGGGATGGCTGACAACAGATGTTGGTAGACAAATTCATTTTAATGGTGGTTACGCAGTAATAACTGCTAGGACCAATTCAACTGTTGCAGTCGCAACTATTACAACCGCTTTTACAAATACAAATTCTATTACAGCTTGGTACTTAGGAGCATTTTCTGATACTACAGGATTTCCTTCTTGCGTAACATTTTTTGAACAAAGATTAGTTTTTGCTGCAACATTAAGCAATCCTCAAACAGTTTATTTTTCAAAGTCTGGTGATTATGAAAATATGGATGCTAATATTGCAGGTACTGTAGCTGATGATGATGCAATTATTTATACAATCGCATCTAACCAAGTTAATGCAATTAGATTTATGTCAGCAACAAGAACTTTAATTATAGGAACTGCCGGTGGAGAATTTGCAGTTAGTGGAGGTGGAGATGATAGCTCTGTAACTCCAACAAATATATTAATTAAAAAACAAACAAATAATGGTGGAGCAAATGTAGATGCTGTAGCTGTTGGTAATGCTACTTTATTTTTACAAAGAGCAAAAAGAAAAATTAGAGAACTAGCTTATAATTTTGATGTAGATGGTTATTCTTCACCTGATTTAACTATCCTTGCAGAACACGTTACTTCCGGTGGAATAACTCAAATGGCTTTTCAAGGTGAACCATTATCAATTTTATGGTGCGTTAGAGGAGATGGTGAATTAGCAGCACTAACTTATCAAAGAGAACAGGAAGTCGTTGCTTGGCATAGACATATTTTTGGTGGAAGATTTGGTGATGCAACAATTACAGTTACTGATTATGCAAACATAGCAGATGGCTCAAGATTAGTATTAACTAAATCAGATGGCACAACTACAACTTTTACATCAGCCACATCTTCTACAACTGGAAAGTTTCATACTGTAACCAGCAACAACCAAACCGCAACAAACTTAAAAACATTAATAGATGCTGATTCTGATTTTACGGCAACAGTTAGTAGTAATGTAGTTACAATTACAGAAACATCTCCTTCATCTACAGGATTTTTAACAATTAAATCTGTAGATGATACAACGAGATTAACAAAAACAGATCAAGGTAAATCTGTATGTGAAAGCGTTGCTGTAATTCCAACTGATGATTCAGAATATCAAATATGGGTTATTATTAAAAGAACAGTTAATGGATCAACTAGAAGATATGTTGAATACTTAAATGTATTTGATTTTGACGAAACAGATAATACATCATTTAATTTTTTAGATAGCGCTTTAAGTTATAGTGGAACTGCTGCAACAACATTTACAGGATTAGATCATTTAGAAGGACAAACAGTTGCCATATTAGCAGATGGCGCAACACATCCAGATAAACCTGTAAGCTCAGGAAGTGTTGTTTTAGATCGTTCTGCAACAAATGTTAAAATAGGATTAGCTTATAATTCAATATTAAAAACAATGAGAATTGATGCTGGTTCACAAGATGGAACATCTCAAGGAAAAACTAAAAGAATATATGAAATTACTGCTAGATTATATCAAAGTGTTGGTGTTGAAGTAGGACCTGATTTATCAAATATGGAAAGAATACCATTCAGAACCTCTGCTAATCCTATGGATGAAGGAATCCCAGTATTTACAGGAGATAAAGAAGTAGAGTTTAGAGGAAATTATGATACTGATGGATATATTATTGTTAGGCAAACTCAACCTTTACCTTTTACAATTTTATCGTTATACCCAAGGTTAGTAACAAATGATGGATAATACACTACATATAGTACCTTACACAAGAGAGCATGGACAGTTTATATTATCCTGTCAAATGAATCATAAAATTTTAGAAGCAGATAGAAAGTATATGGAAGATGCTAAAAATTTAGTAGAACAAAATTTAGCATTTACAGGTTTAGTAAATAATAATCCTATTTTTGCAGCGGGAATGAAAATAATTTGGGGACAAGTTGCAGAAGGTTGGGTAATTGCTACCAATGAAATTTGGAAATGTCCAATAGGAGTTGCTAAAGCAATTAAAAAAGATTTTGCCAATGTTGCTAGACAACACAATATTAAAAGAGTTCAAACTGCAATTAGAAAAGATTTTAAACAAGGTTTAAGATTTGCAGAATGGCTAGGTTTAGAAAACGAAGGTTTAATGAAAAATTATGGGTTTGATGGTTCGGACCAATATAGATATGCGAGGATATTCTAATGGGATGGCAAGGATTATTAGTTGGTGCAATGGGTGTTGCACAATACCAGGCTCAAGGTAAAATTGGTAAGTATAATCAATCAGTTAATGAAAGAAATGCTAAAGTTTTAGAAGGTCAAGCAGAGCAATTAGAGGCAATGGGAGAATTTGATATTGCTCAATTTGCAAAAAGTTTTAGAAAAATTGAAGGCGAAACTACAGTTGCTCTAGCAAAATCTGGTGTTCAAGTTGGAAGTGGAAGTAGTTATTATATTGAGTTATCAAATGCTATTGAAGCAGAATTACAAAAAAATTTAATTGAATATAATTCACAAGTTGCTGCAGCAAACAAAATGGAAGAAGCAAACTTTGCAAGAATTTCAGGTACTATTGCCAGAAATGAAGCTAAGATGGCACAGCTAGGCACAATAGCTCAAACAGGAACAAGTTTATTAGCAATGAGGAATAAATAATGCCAAAAATACCCACATTTACAGCAGAAGGATCAGTAGAACAATTAGCTGGTACTACATCTAATATTAAAATTAATCCTAATGCTAACATTTTTAGTGCCTTAAAACCGGTACAAAAAGCACTCGTTAATTTTAAAATAAAAGAAAATGATGCTCAAAATAAAACAGAAGCATTAAAATTAGAAAATGATTTCATAACTGATATGAGTAAAGTTTATGATGAAGTCAATGTTTTAGAAAATAAAGAAATAGCAAATCAAATTTTAAAAACAAAGTCAAATGCTTTAATTGAAAAATATAAAGCAAATGCAACAAATGAAAATGTATCTTTTTTATTTAATAATTATGCTTTAGCCGAAGTACAAAAAGGAATTTTTAGAACTAATACACAGGTATCAAAAAATATTTTAACATCATTAGATAATAATGTTGCTTTAAAAGAAAAGAGATTATTAACAACTGCTTTTTTAGCAGAAGGTAATTTTGATTATGCTACTTTAGAAAATGATTTAACTAATTTATATACAAGTAATTATAAAGGTAAAATACCAAATGCTAATTTAAAAAAAATAATAGATTCTATTCCAGGCAGAATAGAGAGTTTTGAAGCAACTAAAATGATTATTGATAATCCAAAATTAGCTTGGCTTAAATTAAATAATGATAAACAATTTACTAATTTAAACTTAGAAACAAGAATGGATTTAATACAAGACGCAAAAGGTGTTTTATTACCTATGGTCCAGAATGATTGGCAAAACTTTTTATTAGCAGCATCTTTAGGAAAAGAAATAGATTTTGATATGGAGTTTGCAAAAGAAATTATAGAACCAAAAGTATTTAATAAAATGTTGACACAATATGATTCATTAAAAAATTCAATAGCTAATGTAGCAATTATTAATTCTATAAGTAATGCTGATATATCGGAAACAATAGAAGGATTTAATGAAACAATAGACAGCGAAGTAGAAACTGGAATTAAAACTTTTAAAGAAGGCAATGATGAAAAAAATATATATTTAAAAGCAGTAGTAGCAAGAAATGAAGCTATGGATTCAAATCCAGTTTTATTTATAAGCCAAACAAATGATGATGTTAAAAAATTAGTTGAAGAATTAGAAACTATAGATGCTGTAAAAAATAATGAACTTTATTTACAAAAAAAATTAGCATTAGTTAATAAACTTGTAGAAACTCAAACTGATATGGGACAACCACCATATAAAATAAAAGTAATGTCAATTAGTGAGGCTGATAGTTTTGTTACAAGATATAACAATGGAGATGCCGAAACAAGAGTTGCAATGTTAGCAAATTTAGAAGCTGAATTTGGTGAATATAATTCACAAGCCATGTTACAACTTAGTGATGCAGGACTACCTATAACTGCAGAATTATCTTCTTTCTTTGGTAATGCAGCAATAACAAATCGTTTTATAAATTATGATGAAAAAGATGAACAAGTTAAACTTGAAAAATTTGCAAAAGAGAATAATATTGATTTTAAAAAAATACAAGCAAACATCGCTTCCGAACTTCAAGAATTTGAAGATATTGTTGCAAGAAACAACAATGTTAATACAAGTAAATCCATTGCCAAACTTCATAATATAAAAAAAGTATTAGCGTATGATGTTTTAAATTCAATGTGGATTGATAAAAACCAAGACCAAGGTGATGCAGAAACTAAAGCAGCCAGTTTAATAAAAGATCATTTTGTAATAGAAGATACTTATTATGTTCCTACAATATATAATGGGGAAGATATTAAACACACAATAGAAGCAGATACTGGAATTA